CCATACGAGGCGTAATTGTTTCCGGTTTAGGCGGTTTGAAGTTTGGAATCTGCATTGGTCTGCGGTCTTCCTTTTTGCCCGGAAAACGGTTTTTAACATCCTGATCAGTCCAGTCTTTGGCCTTTACTCCAACCTGGTAATAAAGATCCTGGTATGCCTGATTGATCAAACGCTTTTGAATGATGGCATCCAGGAGGTTAAGTGTTTCCTGAGCACCACGCTGTTCAATACTCGCTATCACATCATCCATACACTGTTTAAATGCTTTGAGAATGATGTAATAAGCAACGCGTTCTAACTTTGCGTTAAGAGATGCGTACTTTCGCCAGTATTGGGTTTTTTCGGGGTTGGTCATTCTTCTACTAGCTCGTAAGTCCTTTCAAAGATTTCAGGTTTGCATGGATAGAATTCTCCCGCCACCCCTTTAATGATCCAGTCTCCGAAGCTGGCTTTCATGTTTCCTTCCAGCGTTTGGATACCTAAAAAACCCTGCATATTTATATCGTCGTAATATGCCCCTTTTAGCCATTCAGTTGAAACTTCCGCTTCGCCATGGATGAATATTATTGCCTCATTTACGGATTCTTTACTGTCAAGTAATTGAACGGCCTCAATAACTACTGGTTTCTTTCTGAACTTTCCCATACCTCTTTCGTTTCTTTACGAAGTTTAATTATTTCTTCCCTTGCCTCTCTGCTTGCTCCGACTGTAATTTTAGCCAGATACCACACAGCGCCAATAAATACCAATGTCATAAACGTGACCTTTGCAATGTCGGTGATTGATGGCGGCGCCAATGTTATTGTGATCATTTGGATTGTAATGCGGCAAAATGCTTCACTTGGGTTTCATGGGGAATCATCCACCTACAACCAGATATTCCTACTCCGCAAGACGGCGGTGGTGTAGGCCGTAAATGATTCGCTCTTTCGTAGGTAAGTAACTCCCTGTATTGGTCTGCCACCTTTTTATTATCCGCCTCTCTTGTTTTTAACCTGTTTGATTCTTTGGTCATTACAATCAAAACAGGGATCAAAGCCGCAATAATGGCAATAACCAAAATACATACGAGGATAAACTTAAACTGATTTTCGGTTGTCATACTCATTTTATTAAATCCAACAATCTCTCTTGCTGCGCTTTTGATATGACCTTTTCGCCTTTGGGAATAAAAGGAGGCTTATCGACAATCTCAGCACTACCTGCAATCAGCCCACCTATCCAGTTTCGCCTTTTAATGTTCGGTTTCTGTCTTTCTTGAATAAGATTGAAAGCAAACTCCAATGGTGGCAATGCTCTATTTAAAAGAACAAGCGTCATCAGGTCTTCCTTTTCTTCCGCAACCTTAATGGCGGCTTTGAGCAGGACAAACGCGGCAATAACTTCAAATTCTGTTTTTGCTTCCATGATTACGCTTCCTCAATAATACACACGTCAACAATCGGATATTTAAACTTAGGCTTTGTAATGCCCCACCACGCAATCCCCTTAGATGGTGTGTAATCTCTCAGGTTCCCGAATATCAAAACCATTTGTTTCTCGTGCCATCTGAAAAGTTCGTATGATAGACTGCCTTCGCTACCGGTTGCTAAATGGCAATTATCCGAAGCTCGATCCCAAAGCAGATCGTCATCAACATTCTCATCTGTCACCTCTGGAATAGGTTCGCCCAGTATTTCCCTAATATCAGCCTCCGAATTCTGGCACTCAAAAATGATTCTAAACTTTGTCCACTTGCTCATAATTAATGATGCTGATTCCCACTTTCCTTTTCCTGTTCACGAGGTACGATTACTTCCATTGCGAATTGAACCAGTGCTGTTTCAAATAATATCCATTCTCCGTCTTTCTGAACGTAACCTTCAAGTTTGTACTTTGCAATAAAGGCCTCTGCGTATTCGTGGTTTGCTCGGGAGAGTAGAAGTTGTTTTTCGTCGTCGGTCATGAAGGTTGAGATATTTTATGCCATTTCAACCCATTAAAGAATCTCAATCCTTCATCATTTCCTTTCCGGTAATACATTTGACCCAAAACAGGAGTTTGCAATTTATCTTCTTTTTCCTGATCCGACTGTGTGCGTTTAGGTATCTTAAATTTTAATGGGGGTACTTCCAAAGATCCGGGCAATACAAATTCAACAAAATCCCCGGCCTTCACCTCCTTCACAACAAACGGAGCCGCAATAACACCGACCGCCGCCTTTAAAAAGTCTTTTCTGTTCATACTTTCGGGGTATTATAAGGGTACGCGTCTCCTGAATAATCGCATGGCCAGTCTTCGTTTTCGTAAACAGGCTCATTAAAATCAGTCAGAAGAACCTCGCCTTTTATGGATTCGTAAATTACGTTTGCATCTAACCTAGGCCTGCCGTCATAAACAAGACAAACATCCGCCTCTTGCGGCATCTTTTGCAATTTCTCAATTAGCTCCGATACTTTCATGGCAAAATATTCAAGATTTTAGTAGTAGTAATCCCCGCCAAAAAAGTAACGAATGGAATAATGATTAACGCCCATTCGTATTTATAAACTTCTCCAATCTGATAGGCCAAAACAATCAGCACGATCATAACTAAAATATTAATTGCGATCTGGATTATTTCCTTTTTCATGAGTTAAAAGATTTTTCAACAACCTTCATCATATTATCAACAACATTGGAAATCATCTTTTTGAACTCCCTCTTCTCTTCATCAATTTGACGAAGCTTATTTTGAGGACGTAAATTCCTGATATGATACATTTCTTATCCGATTTAGTTTAAACCTAAAGTTACCATTTAAAGACTTAATTATCAAGCATTACTATCAGTATTGTCCCCCGAATCAAACGGATTAACCCCACTACCTGCAAAGGATTCCATATCCATTGTTTCGAGTAGTTTGAAGTTGCCGGATAAGATTACTTTGTCTGCGTTTTCGTCTTTTGCAATACCGTAACCGAATGCTTCGCGGATCTCATTGGCGGTTAATGGAACTTTACTTAACCAATCAGCGAGTTCTTTTTTGTCTGGCTGCAATTCGTTGAAATCATCATAATTATACGATATAACCAACCCTTGCTTACCATCAGGATCGTATGAAGGCGTTAGCCAGTCATTAAGTTTATCCGCTTTCTTTTCGTATTCCGGAAGCACCGCATCAGTAAGTGCAATCTTACGGAACGCTGGCATATTGTTGTAGGTTGAATTCTCGCCCCAGAACATTATTTCAGGCGGTACGTGATAAGCGGCACAGATATCAATCTTGCTCAATTTCTTGGATTCGAGTATGCCCATTTCAGCAGGAGAAAAACCAAGATTAATACTGCCCATTTCAATCTTACTTGTAAGTATACCACCTACACCAACCTCTTTAACTTGTTGGTTGAACCGGTCCCGCTGAGACATTCCTTGTTCAGTCGAAAGCTCATTAGGATCAACTACGCCTTTTGGGAACAGAATGGTTCTTACGCCTTTATCTTGATAGATACTGGCTTCTGCTTCTATACTTTCGTTGTACGAATCGATTATGTGACTTAAAGCATGAAGCCTTGAAAGTCCTGAATACCTGTCCGCGTCTGTTCTTGCTAATGGATTCCAATTTCTTAGATGACATACATTTGCTGCGTTTATTTTAACTTCCGGATTAGTAAGAAGAAAGTAATTAATGATCTCATAATTTGACATAGTGGCCTGCACATTCTGAGCAGCAGGAAGATATATCTCCTTAATCTTTCCTGTTACACCATCCATTCCGTCACGCACACCAAACAGATAACCATTGCCGGTTAAATCCAGGTACGCGCTTAAACCATAATCTAACTCATAACGGCTCATGTACGGGTTAGGATGATCAAGAACCTTTTTCATTTCATGATCAGATATTTCACGCAATGCCTTATGCTTAATGTCCTGAGCACGAAGAAAGCTATCCCTTGTTGGTTCTTTCATCAAGGACTTAAACTTTCGGTAGGTTTTTTCGTCTACCTTTTCCGAAACGATCGGATCCGCAGTAGCGCATTTCTGGCTTTTCCAGTCTTGCACGGAAAATACAGCATGATTTCCCAGGTATCCATTGTCAATAAATCCCGCTCCGTCAACCACGGACCACACAACCTGATTCATGCCAACAAAACGAACTTCCATCTTTACTGGCTGCGAAACGCCAACAGTATTACTAATCGCTTTTTTGTTAAACCAATCTCCTAAAAATCCCATCCCCTCAATCCGTTTATGATGTGGTTTACCACTCCTGCCATTGTCTTTGTATTACTAAATCAAACATTTCCCGCATCGCAAACACGTCCATTAAATCGGGCGAATCTCCGTCCAATTTGGCTTTCATTTGGTCTTTTGGGATTATCTTTAACTTCCCGTCGCTGTCTGCTTTATCTCTTTTAATAGCCTTACGTTCGTACATAAACCGCTGACGAACGGTCATTTTATTATTATACATTTTATTGCCAACATGTTCGGACACTTTCATTTTACCGGCTGATACCGAATCGCCAGACCGATAAAAGCACTGTGTTTTAAGGTTGAAATAATTCTCCTTTATTGGCTTCTTGCTGATCGGGTCAATCACTTCTTTTGGGGGCAATCCTCCGTTAAAAGCAACCGCTCCACGTATGTATCCATCAACATAAGCACCTACACCATCGGCATCAAAACAAATCTTATTGTTTGGCACTTTATGCTTTGCAGCAAAGGCAGTCAGTTTATCAATTACTTCCTTGCCGTCCGTTAATGGGTAAATCTCAATATCTGCAAGTAATCTGCCTTCCCAATATGCAAAAACAAGCATGTTGCTGCCCTTCATTGCGATATCGGCAGTGATGCATTTCCCTTCAATTTCAACAGTATATTTATTCTCAAATAATCCTAAAAAATCATAGTAGTTGTAAATGTCAATATCGGACATGATCACCTTCCAGTTCCCGTCTAATAATTGACTTCTTGTTTCTTCATCCTGCGAAAGTAGGTTTCCCAGGTAAGCAGGGTTTACATCGAGTAGCGCTTTGTTCTGGTAAATACTACCTGACACAAAAGTGATAGACTTAACAAATTCTTTCGGATCAACATTGGACTTTTCAACCAATGGTTTAAGAAAAGACCAAGATTTTTCAATGACCTCATCCTTCGTATCGCCCCAGATATAATCCTCGCCGTACATGATGAAATAACGAATTACTCCATCACGTTCCGGAATAGGGTAGCCGCTTTCCTGATCAATCCACCATTCGATTAATTTAGCTACCCAGCTTTCGGGATCCGGATTACATGTTGCCCGGACATATGGCTTTATTCCACTTACAGAACGATTCCTTGACAGTAAGTAAAAGAACATCTTCTTTGTAAAGTGCGTAAGTTCATCAAAACCAATAAATGGTATCTGCGAACCTTGCCAGTTAAAAATATCCTTTTCATATTCTAAATGGCTAAACTTTAACTTTGCTCCGGAAGGAAATATCCATTCCAATGTACTTTCCCTCGGCACTCCCTTCGCATGGCTGTAAATATCCATGCTCGTATCCCAAAGTCCGCCTTGGTTTCTGATCTGCGGCGTTGTTCTCCGGAATACCACACCACCAAACCCTGAATTCTTTACATCCCGCAATGGGTCCAAAAGAAGGGAGTACGTTTTTCCAGACCCTGCCGCTCCTCCTCCGATCACAATATCAGCACCAGACGAAAGCGCTTTCAGTTTATATCCGGGCTGCGGACGAATGATATTTACAAATGATTTACTCCGAGCCTCTACCATTATCCGGCAATTGGAACATTGTTATTGTTTCGCCATTACTTGTATGGTCGATTTTCTTCTTCTCAATCAACTTTCCGTGCAACTGCAACACCTTAACCGTTGCGTCTTTTGCATCATGAATTTCAATTTCGGTGACAATATCCATCAATCCCTCACCAAAGAACTTTTTGGTCTGCTTAATCTTCTTTATTAAATGCAAACTTGCTTGTGCATCATCTGAATATAAGTCCAACGTAAGATTCTGAACCTCACCGTTTTCAGTAACTTTTAAGAAAGGCTTAAAGCTACCCCTCGCAAAGTCTGTCATCATAAACGAGACAAACTATTGCCCCTTGCGGCATCTTTTGCAATTTCTCAATTAGCTCCGATACTTTCATGGCAAAATATTCAAGATTTTAGTAGTAGTAATCCCCGCCAAAAAAGTAACGAATGGAATAATGATTAACGCCCAT